GAGACCGGAATTTCTGAAATACGCGTTTCTTATATCCGCGGTGATACTTAGTTACTACTTTTTCTGCTGTTAGCTGACGAAAATATTCATCATTTAACGTGTCGGAAAAATGTATGTATCCTGCCCCTGGCTCCTGTATTCGCATCCTAGCAAACAGTAGATCTTTAGTGCTATCTACGCCAACCGGGAACAATGGGCACTTCATCGAATTGTTCTTGCTAGGCTTACCCGCTATAGGCTTGCCTTCGCCGCCAACACCCTTAATAGCGAAGTAACGCTTGCCGTAGTTCTTCTTGCAGAAGGAATAAACAGTGTTGGTGTAGTGTCCACCAGAGTCGATGCATGAGGCGCGTATAGGCAGTTCTCTACCATCCTCAGTTTCGTACACGTACATGAGATTTTCGTCTAGTAAAGCCCACAGTTGCGGCGTAGACGGGTCTCCATAGAGTATCTTGTGTTCAATGACCCAGCTTTCATCATCTCGGCCCCAACCTATGACGCTAATCTCTAAACGATCATTCTGGCAGTCAACACCAGCGGTAATAAACACTACATCCTCTGGCACTGACTCCATAGGTTCCCGGCGTTCTGCCAGCGCGTAGTCATCTATACGTTCGCCTGGATCGCTCCAAAGTTCACCAAGGTATGTGTTCGTCCATACTCGAAGCTGTTCAGGGTTTTTCTTTACGTTCAGAAAATCCCTAACGCCATCAGACAACGGTGTCCACGGGCTGTAAAGTCCAGATATACGAAACCCAGCGATGCCGCGAAACTCTTCTGACGCCTGCCACTGACCATTTCGTATTGACCACCTACGATCACTGTCTGACCACAACACACCGCACTCTTGACACAGGTATGATGCAGTCTCAGGGTCATCGTCTTGCCATCTTACGTTTGACCACTTGAGGGTTTGGTATTCGTGGCAGTGCTTGCACGGTATGTAATATTCGCGCTTATCAGATATGTCATAGGCATCTTGTATTCGAGACGCGCCCTCATTGGTCGGGGTAGACACCATAATGATCTTACGGTTAAAGAATGTCGCAGTACGTTTACGCGCCAATTGGATAGGATCACCTTCAGCGCCGGCGGACGCGGGGTAGCGGTCGGTCTCGTCACACAAAACCACGCGGATCGGTCTGCTGGCGAGCGAACTTGGACTATTCGCACCAGTTATGCTTATTGCTCCGCCAGGAAAGATCTTATGCAGTGTGGTATTGTTCGAGTCCCTTGCCCGTGGATCCTTTACCTTCCCCTGCATACACGGCGTGGAACGCAAAAGCCCGTTAGCAATGCGGTCCTTCGAGAACGATTGAGCCATGTCCAACGTAGGTTGAAGCATAAGGATCGGGCAGGGGTCCACATCTATGTGATACCCGATAATATTTAGCAGCGCTTCCGACTTGCCCAACTGGGCACCCGCCATAACAACAACTTCTTTTACCGCAGCATCGGAACACGCATCCATGATGCCGCGCTGATACTCCGCTCGAGAAGTATGCCAACGACCCGGCTCAGAACTACTTTGCGAGTCCAGCCGTCTTTTTTGGTCTGCCCACTCGCTTACGTTTACCCTTTTGGGGGGCTTTAGCGTCTCCATCGCCTTCTTCAGATGGTTCGCTAGTAGTAGTTGTTCTTGTGGCGTCGATTTTTGGGTCATAGTTCGATAATTCCTCAAGTGCCTCAAGAATTAGGTCTTCGCATATCCTCTGACAGACTGCAGGTTCACTTTCCGCCGCAATAATTGGCGCAGCCTTGGTCGGAATTGATAAAAGCTTGCCTTTAACGGCACCAAGAACGTCTTCCCACGCAGTTACTACGTCTTCAGCAGTAACGAGATCCCCTTTAACCTTAGCTAACTCTAATTCCGCGATTTCTGCCTCAGCTGTAACCTTACGAGTTCGTGCCTGATCGTAAGTACCGCCCAGTTGCACACCGCCTGTACTCATATTACCTCCTTTGTCAAGTAAATATGATAACTGTCAAGCCTTTACCTAACAAGAGGGCCACAACATGAATTAGATTCATGAAATTCTGTCACTAGCAAAAGTCCGAGGCGCGAAATCCCCGCGGCGCCAAGTTTTTGACAGTACCTTAAATCAATGACTTACGCGCTTTTGGTGATCCGCTTTCGCGAATTGTGACGCGGGTCTATATGAATTGAATTCATACAGATCTAGGTGATTGGTGGCGATTGTTAAACGATGGGACAAAAAAAACCCGGCATTGCGCCGGGTCATTGAGTGAATTGGTAGGGTTTAGCTAGTCGCTATTGCGATTCCAAACACTAGCGCGAGCATTGCTGCAGATCCTAACAAGGTGACAAACCAATCATTATCAAGGGGCTCGTCTGGATCGAATCTATCCTTTTTCGCTTGCTTGGCCATTATCGCTTCCCCTCTTTTGGTGGCGTGTAGTTGGGCGAATATCGCTCGCGATATTGCTCTATTATCGCTTGTCCATCATCGCCCAATTGTGCGCCGAGATGCGCTATACGTCCCCATGAGGCGCGACCACGCATGAACGCGTTGTAATCGTCCGCGTATTGATAGCGCCAATCGTGCGCGTTTAGCAGCGCTCTAAGCGAATCAAGACGTTGTAAATGGTCTTCAAGCTTGCCAGAATCGATACAATCCCAACACCATCCACAATCGCTGTCTACGTCAATCATTCCGCTTGGCATCGTCTCTTTACACAACGGGCACTCCATGAGCATATCCCCGTCCATATCTTCTATTTGATCTAGCATTCGACAATCCTTTTCCATGATAGGTTTTCGACCCGCTCTAAATCGTACTTGATAGCATAATGCTCGACCCATTCGACCGGATCCCAATTTAGGCAATCAACGTTTTCTGAATACCCTAAATCGTTAACGCCTATGCCGTAGGATTTCCAGCAATAGGCATCCGCCACCATGTACCATCCGCCATTGTCGGTTTGAACTAATGCTTCCATTTCTTTTTCCCCTTTATTGCTTTGGATATTATCGCTGACACCTGCAGCACCATATCGAAATTTTCTCGCGTGGTATCGTCCGCTTGCATCAATTGAGCCGTTACAGAATCGCGCCAAGGGGCATAATTCCCCCATGCCCCCCAATGCCCGCCGATTTTGTGCGCATGCCATATAAGCGATCTATGATCCTTTGGCGCACTCTTTAGCAAACTCCAAACCCCTTTCCGCTTTTTGCATATCGAGCCCACCAATTCCGAGAATTGATTAAGATCATGATCGTTCAATGTCTTTTTGAAACCCCTAGATTCTAGGCTTGCTTTGACCCAATCCGATCCAGTCTTAAATCTAGCGTTAGTATCCCATCCCATCACGCGACCCTCGCTATCAGATTAGTATCAACGATAAAAGCGCTATCATCCGTTTTGGCTTTGCCTTTGGCGCGCAATCCTACTATCACCGGACCGGCAAACAGGTTAAAAAGATCGGACTCGTCCCCATCAATTACCGGGCGTCCCATAAATTCAGATGGCATATCACCGCGGAATACTACCGATATGGGGCAATCCGCCTTTAATGCTTTCTCTACATGCTTTTGATACTTCGCTGTCCCCGAATATGAGAACATTAAACGATAGTTTTCTGGCGTTTTCCCGAGACGGTTCGAACGCTTGCTGTAGTCATAAAATAGAATCTCGGGGAATTCTTGCGGAATCCCGAACCGTTCCCATTCAACATCAGATAAGACATTGAGCCTAACTGCAGGTTTTACCCCTTGCTTTTTGCATGTCTTCGCGAAGTTTGCTAGTTCGCGTCTCAATTGATCTAAAAACCCTTCGCGATCCTCATTAAACCAATTAGCCTTTCGTTGTCTGCCATCAATCACATTTCGCATGCGACCACGACCGGCAGACTCTAAGCATGACGCGGCGCATCCTGCTATATGGCGAGCCGGGCATAATGTATCACTAGGGAATAGCGACAACCCCGCGACCCGGTACACTGCCATTGATCCGCTAGTTTTCTTTAATTTAGTATTACCGCCATTGGTATCTAATAATTTCATGATTAAAACCCCTTTTAAATTGATAATGTGAAAGCGATTAGCAGGTATACAGAACAAAAACCAAAAACAACGCCAAAGCAAAAGCGCGCCAACAATGCGCGCTCGCTAATCGTTTCAATTTGGTATTGTTCAACCCATGGGTCCGCATCCGCGGTGGGCGTTTGTTTTACTTGCTCGAGACGGCGCTTGTAATCGCGCATATGGACTAAGCTACCCATTTAATCTTCACCTTCATCTATCAAATGAAGGATAAAGCTTAATTCGCCTATTTCGCTTTTGCCGTCATAGGATAGTTTTAGGTGCGCATTATCTGGCATGCAGGTCCGCAATTCTGGACAAGCGTAAGCATATAAATGCTTATTGAACGTCCATAATATGCAGTCTATATCATTAATGCTAACGTGCTGGCCAATGTGACTTCTACTTTCACATTCGGCAAATGGGCGATTTTTTAAATCTTCTAAATGATCAATTTGGCTATCCAAGGCGCGCAACATTCGACCTATTTCCTCTGCATCACCATCGCGGGTTTGATTCAATAGGATAGATAGATATCTGATTCGATGGTCGCGTAAATTGCTGACTTCAAAATTATTCTTTTTCGGCATTCTTTTAATCCCTTTTTTTAACTTGCTCATTTCTGGCCACGTCCAGCGCCATTGATCAAAGAATGCCTGCAGGTTTTTCCATTGTCAAGCTTTTCAATGACAAAAAGATCAAAAAAAAGCGCTTAGATCCGAATCAATCCCGATCGATCTCAAGCGCTTACCGCGTGTTTTTAATCTACTTTCACCGCTCGATTATGAGCCAAATTCTTATAACCTAAACGCATAAGCTTATATATAACCAAAAGTAATAAGCTTATAACCAAAACCTTTTTTGCGTTTGAGCCCTAGATCCGAACCCTTTCTTCCCCCAAACCTAACCGTGGGATAGTAAATACATTTTTAAACAAACCGTGGGATAGTAAATACAAACCGTGGGATAGCCTTTGCTTTCAAAATCAAACCGTGGGATAGCCTTTGAAAACAAACCGTGGGATAGCCTTTACCTTGCCGTTTTTATTGCGCGTCGAGTTGCTTTCGCCAAATGTTTCTTGAAGTTACGTGCGACGTAACGCGATGCAAACTCATCACCGCGGTAGGTTTTTCTAGCCTTACGCTGTTGCAGGTTCAAGTAAATAACCCGCTCTAGGCGTTTGCTTTTGCCTCTGCCACGTTCTCGCCAAATACCATAGGCTCTTTGGTTGTTCTTATTGTTGGGCGGTGTGCCGCGGAAGTACTTAGGATTATTGAGCAAGCTCTTAATCTTACCCTTGCGAAGGTTCCCGTACCTGTTAAGGTGGACTTTACCCTTGACCGGCGCAACAAGTTCTTTCTTCCCAGGCTTTGGACGTACCGTACCCCCCTCCAATACAGTGTTCATGTACGTGCGATTTCCCACGAAATACAATGTACCCTGGAGGTAGTTTTTCTTTGCCTTATCGTATCTCAGCGCTCTTTTGCTCCATGGAGCAAGCCCTCCAGCAATACCTTGCCTTTCTGCCTGCTTTAGAGACTCTTTCCTGGCGTGGAACAAGGTGTTGTTGATTGCCGTCATGGCAATGAAAGGGACTTGACGCAAAACAGGCTGCAGCAGCTTCTCGAGCTCCTCAGCGCTAATTACAAACTTACTCGCCATCTTCCTGCTCCATGGTTGCAACAATGTCTTGGAAAATGGTCTGGGCGATTACGTGGTGGTGGCCGATCTCGTTTAAAAGGTGCTCAGAATCATAGGATTTTTCACCCATGGTTAGCGGTCGCCAGTAAACGTGCTCGCCTTCTTCTACTTGGACCAATACGTATGCGTAGGTTATTTCCTCTTTCTTGGCTCGACGCGCTAGTTCGCGGAACGTGGCCTCGACCTCGTTTGTGAACATTTCGATGACGTTATCATTCGGCATAGTCCATTGAATCCCTAAAGCCCTTCTCTAAGGCTTTTATGATGCCCCTTCCGTTGGGCTCGAAGTGCAAAAGATCAAGCTCTAGCTTGACATTCTTCCGCCATCTGAAGCCGTATTCGTCGATCTCAAGTCGCTGCTTTACCTTCTGCAAAACTTGATTTCTCGTAGTCCCGTAGACCACGCGCTGCAGTTCTTCGCCCTTTTTTTGATACGTTGCTCTAACAATTCTCATCTTATACTCCTCATGCAATGTTTAATAGCTTGACTCTTTGCTGCGCTAAACGGTAGCGCCTTAACTCATTGATGGTAATTCGCTCTTGGCGAGCCTTCTTTTGCTCGTACAGATCGATGAAGAATACATCCTCCTTTGCAAGCTCTAGCGCCTCCATCGATACCCGGTTGCCTTTTTTCTGATCTCTGAAAAGTAAACCAGGGGATAGCCTTAGCTTTTTCGTTACCTCGATACCGTTCGCTTGGCAACCAAAACAATGGATCAAAACTACCCCATCTTTCTCTGTTAGCGACAGGCTAGGCGTCTTGTCTTCATGAACTGGACACCTTGCCGTGTAACGCTTTCCTACTTTCTTAACCTCCTCCAAATGCGGCAAGATATCAGATAACACTTTTTACCCTCTTGATTCGTAGATGCGTAATATGTTTCCGCACTTCCTCGGAAACGTCCTTTGTTGCAGAGACAGGTAACCCTTTGGGCCATACACCGAATTTGCTTCGATAGGCCCAGCTAGCCCATCCGGGCTTGTAACCTTTTGAACGTCCATAAGCTTGTAGTTCTGCAAGCCAGCGACCTTTGTCTTCTTTGGTCGCCTCCTTGTTAGTCTTCTTTAGCTCTTGCAGTATTTGCTTGTCGGACTTTAGCTCTGCTTTGCGCGGCTTCTCGTAGCCACATACACATCGTACAACAAAATGCTGATAGCATCTTGGACAAACGTCAAGTTCTGGCTCTTTTTTTTCTTTGGTTAGTTCCCGCTCGTTGTAAGTCTTGTCGTTCTCATCGAGCGTTTCGGGGATGATAGTTTCGGGGAATCCATGGGTGGTAACGTTGCCAGCGTGATCTAGATAGACAGCGAAGTCCTTCCCTGGACTGTTGCGCATAATCCGTCCTGCTCGCTGCACGTAGCTTATCAAACTTTTTGTCGGCTTGAGATCGATTAGGGTCTCGACCTTTGGTGCGTCATAACCTGTGTTTAGTAGCTGGCTGCAGCTTAAAACTTGAAAGTCACCAGCATCATGACCTTCGTAGATTATTTGTCGCTCTTCGGTGTCCATGTAGCCGTCGATATGGCAGGCCGAGATTCCTTCTGCCTCAAACATCTCCACCAACTTTTTGGACGTTTTAATGCTCGGGCTAAACGCAATCGTCTGCCCCTTACCAAACCTTTTGAAATTCGCAATGATGTCTCCTACTAGCTTCTGATCCCGGTCGGTCGCTGCAGCGAGGCTGCTAGGATCATAATCTAACGCACCAGTAGACAAACGTTTAGTCTTGACACCCTTTAAATTGACTTTTGTCCCGCCGTAATACTTCACCGGGCACAAATACTTTTGGTCAATTAGCTGCTCTGTACTAATCGGTACTATGAGGTCGTTGTAGTGTAGACCTAGCCCCTTGGTGTATGGCGTTGCACTCAGACCAATGAAAATGACCTTAGAGTTATTTTCCATTAGTTCGGTGACGTACTTGTAGTGCGTGTGGCACTCATCAATCGCACAAACGTGAAAGATCGGTTGATGTTTGCGTTTAGATAAGGTCTGGACTGACGCGATTTGAACCGGAGCATTCGGATCGGTACGCCAGTGATCAGACTGCATCACCCCTACCCTTAGACCCAACGCGTCGAACTCGCGCAAAGCTTGATCGACTAGCTTGACCCGGTCGCAGATGAACATGGCTCGCTTGCCGTTCTCTACAACCTTTTTAAAGATATGACCTATGGTGATGGTCTTACCAAAACCACAACCCGCGGCCAAAATGACGTTTTTGTTACCCTTGCTGATTGATTGACGTATCAGATCAATCCCCCTTTGTTGATGCCTCCGTAACTCCATAGATCCAATCTTCCATGTTTATTAGTTCATCTTGCTCTATGACGTGGCTCCTGGCCTTGTGAAACCACTCCGCTTTTCGACCAAAGACGGTGTCGGAATGAGCGACTCCGCGGATCGTGTAATCGGGCAGTTCGCCAGTGACTAGGATGTACCACTCAGCCGTCTTACCTTGATATTCAGGTATCAACAGCCGTCCCTTTTTGTACTTCGTTTGTTTGACGTTGATCGTTTGGCCCCTCCATTCCAGATCAACCTTAGAGTAATCGCTCGTAAAGTCGGGATACACGTTTAACACCCGCGCCACCGCTAACTCTGCTCCTGCTCCGTGACGCATCAGTTCGTAGTCTGTCCGACCATCAATCCTGCGCTTCTGGTAGTTATTTTTCACAGCATATTGCTGCATGACATCCGACATTAGGTTCGCTAGATTCACCTCGATGTCTGTCAGCTTGATGTTCACACAAACGCGCTCCTTTTATTTCAGGCACAGTTCCACTTTTTCCCTGTTGCATACCCATACCTTATCTAGCGCTAATAGAATTAGGTATTTGATGGGTAACAGCCATTCGCTGCGGTACTCATGTGCTTTCGCTTTCCCGGTAGGTCGCAACACCTACCATACTCCGCTCGGAGCCTGCTGCAATTCAAGGACGTGGATCGGGTCAAGTGTTCAGACCTACAAACTGTCCACGGATTATCGCTATGTTCGTGTCGAGTGTTGCCACTCCTTGCTGGCACGATTGAGCCAGACGAAACGGGCG